CGGGATCTCCGGATGTATCCCCGGGATACATAAGACCATTCTTGTAAGCCTGATCCATTGGCACAGTTTCGCCATCAATATCAGCATGTGATTCTCTTACCCTGTCATCCCTGCTGGATATCCATTTGTGGCCTTTCACCATTCCGGACTGTTCTGCCGCCTCACGCTGGCCATAACCAGAAGCTGACGCAACCAATGTCCTGGCGTCCCGAGTAGCCTTCCAGGTCTCCGTTTCGGAATAGAATTGCTTGATGCCTTTTACGATATCGGTTATGGACCATGCATCTGTTACACCTTTAGCGACAACTGCAACAATGCTGTCCTGGGTAGTTGAAAGTATGGAGGCTAAAGCAGTCGCTTCATGCTCAGTAATCCAGGCTTTTATCGCCTCTGTCATTGGATCAAATTCAAAGCCTGCCTTGACTTCAGACGGTCCGGACCTGCTTTTAGACTTGCCGCCGAAATCCTTCGCTATCTCGGTACCGAAATCCTCAATTACAGCGGCATAGGCAGCTGTGTAAACTTTCTCCCAATCCGGACGGGTATTCTCGATTGCTGTTTTTATGGCGCTTTGCATATCAGCGGGTTCTTTGCCTTCAATGGCCTTCAGAACCGCCTTAGATTGAGCTCTGTAGAGAGGTAATACTTTCTTGTTTACCACGTTAGACCAGGCCATTCTGCGCCCGTCTATGCGTTTCCAGTGAGCTGTTTTCTGCTCTTCAGTCAGGTTGTTTATCTTACGCTTAATCCTTTTAGTGGGCCCTTCCTCAGCCGGTTTCTCGGGTGTACTATTTTGGGAGGCTGCGGGTTCAAAGTTTTTACACTTATCGATCATGGCCTGAGCTCGGTCTCTATCTATACCCACAGCTACCAGTAATTCAACGGCTACTGTATCCGGGATAAGACCATCGATGAAATTGCGAATAACATTTTGAGCTGCTTCAATCTGTACGCCTGTCAGCTTATCGCCGGCAGCGATATTCTCAGCTGTATCATCGGGAGAAGATTGAGCATCGTTGGAAGCTTGTGGCTGAGTATCAGAAATATTTTCTTGAGAAGGTGAGCTAATCGGAGCCACGCTGAATGGCAGGTACCCAACATCCCAGCCTGGAAATTCTTCGATGCCCAGTTTGAGAATATTATTTGCTTGCTGAATAGAAACCCCCATATCCCAAAGCTGTTTTGCCTGCGTAACTTTAGCTCCAAAGTCATCACGCAGCGCGGTCACTCCGGACAGATCATAACTGATAGTGATATCCTCACCGTAAAGAGGAGCAATTTTTAAATTTAGAGTAGACCTGATGTCATCCAGGAGCGGAATAGTCACGGTCTCATACAGGGCTTTCTTAGCCTCGTTGACATTGTTATAAGTTGAATGAGACCTGTCTCCAAGCCACCATGGATCCAGTCCAAAAGCGGCAGCAATGTCCTGAAGGTTGCGCAGTCGGCTCTGAATATAATCCATCTCCACCGGTGTAAGTGACATCTGATACCATTTGGTATTGCCGCCAATCACCCAGGGAGCTCGCCGGTTATCCTTCGGTAGATATTGCTCTCGTACCTGTTTGACAGCCTCATCCCACTGATCTTTTGTCGAGATAGACTCGTTAACAAATACGCCATCGGGTGTGCCACGGTTCTGCATGGAAACCTTTTGAGTATCCACGGCCTCATTATCAACATCCACAGTTCGAGCAGCTGCCATCAGATCACCGATACCCCAATATGGATCGCCAGGATTGAATTGCATAAAGTGAATAAATGTCTCGGGTGGTACTGTATGTGTCTTGCCGCCTGTCTCTGTGACCTCATAGCCATCGAGCCAGACGCCAGGGATTTTTGAGGGTATAGGATGAATCATATCAGGCATGCAAATCCAGAACTCGCGAGGACGGCCGTTGACTATAAGCGGCTGAATTATAGAATTGCCAACCAGTTTGAGATGAGCGATCAAATATTCCATATTGTCTTGACCACTAAATTCACGATTAGGCTTAGCCCAGGTTCTGGTGAAGTCGTGGTTGGGGATTGTCTCACCTGTTTTATTATCAGTCACGATCCATGGAATCCCAGATGCAGATTGAACAATGGCTCTAACAGCCCGATACACGTAGAGGCTCATCTTGTAGCCTTCCCGGGTCGCCTTAGCGATCGAAAGGTCTGTATAGACCGGGATACCAGGGGATCGGCGTGAGAAGACATTATAAATATTTTGGCTGCCTGCGGCTTTCTTGGATAGTAAGCTTAAGGCTACCCGTGTTCTGAAATTATCAAACATAGGATAACTCCTAATTTGCTCTGCCAATGAAGAAACCACTTCCGGAAGTAAGATCAAAAAAAGCCTTACTCACCGCGTCAACCTGGTCATCATGGGAACCGCCTGGGAAAGCCTCAATCTCATCAAGAAAGTCACCTACCCAGATGCCTCGTATCAGCTTAACGTTGCCTGCCTGGGCCTGAGAGGATAGAGGCCCGGCATAGACCTCTTTATCACCGGTGGAGGGAATGCCTTTAAAGTCCCAGCCCATGAGAACCCGGCGCCGGTAATCATCAATAGCTTTCACGCCGGCTGAACCCGGCTCCTGTTCCATGCGGATAGGCACCGCTTTGCTGTCCAGTTCCGCCGTTTGTTTGATAAGATTTTCTACTGTCAGGGGCGTTCCTCTCATCCTTTTAACATCGATGATATAGATAACCTTGGTTGACTGTGAGACCCCCATTAAGCAGCCGGCAGTCCAGTCCGGGTCTTTCCCTTTCTTGGGCTCGGTAGCCGCCATATCCCAGCGTCTGACCCTTTTACAGTCTGCGGGCGCAGCGTCAACGATCTCAAACCAGGTGCGATTAAACTTCGTACCCGGCGGACGAGCATCCCAATCACCTTTGAGCAACTGTTCTCGCGTGGTCGGGTCCAGGTTTGCCAAAGACTTTAAATACTCATCCCGATCCAGGTATGGATTATCATCCAGACTGGCCGGAATAAAAGGCCTGTTCGCTTTGATACCTTCGGTGATAAACCTTTGCTTAACCCAGTCATGCCCGAGGCCTCCGGGATTACTAGCTGACCTCATCCGGATAGGTATCGTACTATTTTTCAGCCTTCTTAAACGGCTGAACAGGTAGCGGTACTGGGGTTCCCGGTGCTGTGTTAGTTCATCGAATCCGCAAAATTGGAATTCGGCACCCTGGTATCGGAAATGATCGCTCTCATTATCCAGATAGCCGAATGTTAAAGTCGCCCCTGATGGAAAACGCCAGGTCTTTTTTTCGTCATCCCATTTAGCGTCTGTATTGATCAACCAGTCTTTAGCCCGGTCCATCATGGCCCCAGGGAGTGACAAATCCTGATAGGTTTTTCGGAATATGATAGCAGCATAATCAGGAACGTCAACGTACATAAGAGCTGCCATCAACAAGGCGTCAGACTTTCCGCCTCCGGCAGCTCCGCCGTAGAAAGCCTCTTCAAAGTTTTCTAATAACAAAAAAGCCAACTGTTTGGCAGTTGGCATATGAGGAATGTACTTGTTATTTTTAATTCTCTCTAAACTAATTGCTAGAGATCGTAAATACTCCGGCTTTAGACATAATTGTGATTGCGTCTGTAATTGTTGATTCTGGGAAATCTCCATGCTTCACCATGACTTCAGATTTACTATTCACGTCCGCCTCAATAGAGCTCACATCCTTCATCCCCAGCTGATTCTTAGCCATGAAGATGATCATGCCAGCTGCCGGCATGCCAAACGTTTCATGAATTTCCTGAGTGCCATTTTTTAGTATTTTTGTAGTTCTACTGGTTAAAAATTCTCCCTCAGCACATTTCCACATCAGTCTTCTCAAGGATGCATTGCCGATCTTGTTATGCTGAGTTATGTATTCGTCCAGAGTAATCTGATTTTCGCTCTGACAGCGTGCACTGAGTGTCTGGCGAGTTATTTTCAAGACGTGACCGATCTCTTCTGCCGTACACTGTATTTCCGCTAGCCGCCCGACCTCATTCCAGTCTATCGGTTTTTCAGGCCTGCCAACTGGCCGGGGTTCCAACTTCTGCAACTGGCGTTTTTGTATTTTTTTTATTTTGCGATATGATGCCATTTCATGCCAACAAAAAAGCCGCCCTTTCGAGCGGCCCTCAGACTGAATCCCAATTATCTAAGTATACCACATATTGTCAAGCGCCTGCTCTAGCCTCAGATTGAGCGTGCCAGACACGAATGTTATGTGTCGGAAAAATCCGACATTTTGGCACTCTGCCATGTCCTACCCAGTCTTTATATTCTATTCCCTTGCGCTTCTCCGTCGCCTCCCAGCGCGGTACTCGGCCGGTGATGTAATGCGTTACCCGCTCTACTGCCAGAAAGATTTCAAAAGAGTCCATGAACCGCTCAACCGCTATCTGGTCATAGTCCATCGGCAGGGAGCCAACCCTCAGTCCATACCTTTCCTCACAAAGCATTCCGTCCAACCCGCAGCGCTTTACCCGCCGGGCTACCTCAGCAGCCAACATCACAGACCCTTCGAAGGGACCATGCCGACCAACACTGGTCCTCTTGGTCTCCGGGTTATCATAACCAACTGGGCTCTCTGGCTTGGCGCCAGTAGACAGCTCCTGGTAGTTCTCCAGGACCATCAACACGGTATCATGATCTAGTTTCCAGTAATCAGTTATGGCTGGCCTCCTCTTTTGACCTTGCCGGTTTTTACCAGGTATTCTTGATAAGCCCACTGGATGATCCTCTCTAGCGCCTCATTCATCTCGCCACATCCTTGTTATCCCGCATCACCTTTTCGATCTCCTCCAACGTCTCCGGCACCAAATCTTTACTGACCGGCCGCCGCGGATCGGGCGGCGGGACCAACTCTTTCTTATGGTTGCGCTTCTGGGCCCGGCGCAGCGCCTCCTTACTCTCTTTAGAGAGGCTAAACCAGAGCGGAAATTCTGGGGGTTTGTATTTGGGTTTTTCAGTTGGAGTTATGAGATGAGACATTCTTTTTCTCCAATTACTTTTTAAAAAATAAAAAAGGCCGCTCTCCGGACTCACATCCAGAGAAACGGCCCTGCTCATCGCTCAGGCTATTAGATTAAGTTTTAACTATTAGTTTGATTTATCTCAACCACTATTTTACCTTCTAGTGATTTCCTGACACCGCTTATTCTATTCCCGCATTTACATCTGGTAAATGACTCGTAAAATTGGTCTATTTCCAAATCAACGATATGTTTGCACTTATTGCAAATTACTTTAGTTCTAAACGTGTCCGGTATTATCACTTCTTATCCTTCTTAATTCTGATTATAGGAGAGGGTCTAACGTCAATATCGCCACCATCCAGCCGATTAATTACTATCTGGCCCTTGATATCCCCCTTCTCCCACTTCTGGAGTTCCACCCTTATTATCTCCAGTACCTGGTCAATTTGTATCTATAGCCTACCTCAAATTTTAGTCGTTCGCATGTGATTATGCAAGTGATTTAAAAAGGCAAATCCGCAGGTTCTATTTCTTCCCCCTGATAAATTCCGTTTAATACAGGCTCCCAGTTCATTTGAGGCACAGATTTTATTTTTCCATGCTCCACAGCTTCCAAGATTGTTACTCCCACATCAGCGCGGTTTGAATAGTACTGTTTTAATAGTCGATCAGCTTCGCGTCTTGCAGACTCAATGGAGGAGTGTTTATAAGTCGTTGCGCGTGTACCATCAATTAAAACCATCCAGAATTTTTCCATTATCCCTTCCTCGCCTCCTCAAAGCACCGGTCGCACAACTCGCAGCCTTTAACTGAGCTCATATTATCCAGCAACTTTCCACATTTGCTATATAGTGAAATGCCCTTCCGGATGTGGGCGAATTTGTCCGGTTTGACTTTACCTTTTCCAAGGTCTTTTCCTGCTCTTATCAGTGACATTATTCCCTCTCCTCTGGTCTCTTGTACTTCATCCCCAACGCCTGGAAGATCGACTCCTCGGTGTCACCAGCGATCCGCTCCTCTATGCTTACCTGTTCCATTGAGCCGCCGTCACATGCCGTCACAACTCTAAAGAGCCCACTGCCATCCGCATGGAGCTTCATCCCCTTCTGCCGAGCCAGGCTGCAGAGCATGATATTATGCTTGGCGCTGCCAGTCCGTATCAGGAGTAACGTCGCCCAGGTCTCCGGCGTGGCCACATAGACATCTAGCATCGCACCGTTTGGCATGTCACAACGGATGAGCTTCTGGCCGCCCATTTTGATCTTACCCAGCTGCTGAAGCTGGTAAACGAACTGGCCCTGGTTGGCCGGGATGACAACCAGATCGATATCATTGACCCAGCTTTTCTTGCGCCGGATACTGCCGGCAACTTCAATCCGGTCGCAAAATGGCTTTAGTTTCTCGACCACCTGGCCAGCTATGCGCAGAGCTGTTGTTATTTGCATGATTAACTCTCCTTCAAATATGTTATAATAATCGCATTAGTAGTTAGGAGGAAAGTATGGCTGGAAATGAAAAGGGCAATTCCTGGGAATTTGTCTTAGTGGTAATCTTCGGAATTCTTCTATTGTTGGGTATAATTTCACAGAAGGAGTTCCTTCGGTTATGGGAAGAAATATTAATCGGAGCTATTGTAGTATGGGCCTTATACCATCTGTTTTTTGGTAAAAATAAATAGTTATTGAACATTTACCTTTTCAACTTTCTCTTCATTTGAGCCAAAATGATTCTCCCGGGTCCACCTCTCCGGCCCCTGGTACGGGTCCGGCTGGCCAAGGATGTCAATGACTAACTGTATCTGGTTGGGGCGGATCACAAACACCTCGTTATGCGGGTTGTCAGAAAGGCAGTCCAACCATGCGATCTGTTTGGGCTTGAGCTTGCCCTTCATGGTCTTGAGTTCCATCCAGACGGTCCGGGATCCCCGGATGGCTGTCTCGTCCGGATAGCCGTCCACTGAGTACATGCTTATAAATGTGTGATAGTACATCCAGCCGAGTTGCCGGAAGGCAGCTTCAACGTTCTGCTTCAGCTCTTTTTCTGTGATCTGATTGTTTAATATTTCAGCCGGCGACAAGGCTTTTTTAACTGGCATATTCCAGCCCCCTTTTTATAGCGTCAAAATATTAGCTTTTGTTAACCGTTACCTTTGCACCATATGGCCATATTTCCCCTTGATAAACTTATCCGGATCGACCTGATATTTGTTTTTTGGCGGACCGGTTGACCTATCATTTTCCTTACGAAGGCAGCCGAGAAAATAGGCCATAGTGTGTTTATTCTGCATTTCACAGGCCTTAACCGCGTCTAAAAGCTCTGTTTTTAAATGCTTTTGTATGGCCTGGTTTAATTCAATTGCGATGCCCGGAGTTATTTTACATATAGCCTCTTCAAATTTTGTGGTAACTTCCATAATTTCGTCAGAACTTAAATTATTATTTCTCTCACAACTACCACTACAGCTTTCATCGACTCCGTCCCTACTTCCGTTGTCGTTTTCGTTGTCGTTTTCGAGTAACGATTCTCGTATATCGTTGTCGTTCTCGTTATCGATTACGAGGGAATCTGATATCACTTGATTGCAATTGTTAGCAGGTGATTGCAAATTAGCTTTAACGGGTGGATCAGGATACTTACTTTTAGCTGCACGGACCTGTTGATGTCTTTTCCATGTAACCATCTGCAGGTATTCTTTTTCATTGACGGTATAAACGATTATTAACCCGGCTAATACCAAGGAGTTGATCCAATCTTTAATTTGATTGCAATTGATAGCATCTGTACGCAATGGATAGCATTTAGCTCTAACGATAGCAGGCCTTGCGTCCATCCGGCCAAAATCATCACACTGTACAATTAGCCGATAAAAGAGATTTTCAGCGTCTACAGCCAACTCGTTAAGTGTTTCCGATGTACAAATTGACTCTTTTAAAATTCTATTAGGCATGAGCATTGTCCTTGTTAAATTTCCTTGAGTTGCATGACTTACATAGGGTCTGCAGATTATTTAATTCAGTTTTCCCGCCTTGAGATTCTGGGATGATATGGTCAACAGTCAGATAACGACGCTTGCTACATTTCTTACAGGTGAAGTTATCACGTTCCCAAACCTCCCATCGCAAAGAAGTGGGGATCACAACCTTTTTATAAGTTGAGTAATAAACAGGATTGACCTTGCCTTGATCACATGATTCGCAATTAAACAGATAGTCAGGACCACAATGCTCCATTCTTAGGCAAGGCTTATCGCAGGGTATCCGTTGCGGCATAATTCCCGCCTTAATCAACTCGGGTAAAGAAAATGGCCTATTCAAACTGGAGGATGATCTTCTAAGTGTTAAGGTATTAATCTGCTCCTCAATTGAGTGGGCTATCCTTAAATGTGCATCTGTAGGTTGAGGGTTAGCCATATCAATCTATCCTTAAACTCTGACTTGTACTCTCTGTTTCTGTGGCCTTGGATGGTAGACCAGTTGCCTTACACTAAGGCCGGTCATCCGGGAGACTGTCTCTGGATCAGCTGGTACTGTGCTCATTGTCCCGGCCTGCAGGTCCATATAAGCACCCATCCAGGTCAGCTCACCTTTAAGTAGTAGGTGAACGAACTGCAGGACCAGTGCTGCCATGGCCTGGTTGATCACCGGGCTCTGCTCGTCGGCCGCCACCCGTTCGGCGCAATCGCGGCGCGGCCGCTGCTCTTTCGGCGCCGGGGCTAGTAGGGCTGGCTGCTGGATTTGTGGAAGGGGTAGTTTATCACAGACTTCGTTCTTGAAACCGTACATACATTCCTTCAGGAGGGCATTACCGATAAGGACCTGGCCGGAATGCTCGCCGTTGCCGGCGTCGATATACCAGGACTGATTGTTATATTTACAGTAGGAAAACCGGCCGCCCATCATTGAAGACCCAGCCCAGCGCAGCCGTTCGCGGGCCTGGGGATTGTCGACGCAGCCGATCGTCAGGTTGCCCCTGTCATTTAGTGCAAGCTGCTCAATCGGGTTAACAGTATAATCTATTTTCCTTCTATAGATTGTGGCTAGCCGCTCGGACAGAACCTGCGCCTTAAACCGGCCCAGGTCACCCCGGTGGAAGTTCTGGCGGCCCAGGTTATGCCCTTCCACCCGATCATGGTCAACCAGGCCCAGTTTATATTTAGTACCGATCAGGAGACGGCAGAGGCCCTCAGCAACAAAGCCGCCGGTACCGCCGCAGCCGACCACCAGGATATAACTATCTTCATCAATTTTTTTCAGCCGATATGGCATTTATCTCTCCTTCATTACAGCCGACTAAATGACCGTCAAATATATCGTTCCATTTGATGTCCGAGTAATAACCGTAAACCCCGGCCCGCAATTTGAGAACGGGTCGCGGATGCTCCAGGTGACCAATAACCCCGTAAATTCGAAGGCCTTGCTCATCCTTGTTGTCTGTTCCACTGAAAAAGGCTCCCATGGGACCAGGGTGGGAGTGCAGGTCCAGAACAATGCTTTCACCGCACTGGTATTCAATATGCGCCGCCTCCTTTTTTTGTTCAGGGGTATAAAAGGAATAGCGGTCCTCTTCAAAATTCCAACGGATACCGATGTATATTTCCTTATCTAGACTGGCCAGCATTGAATTAAGGAGCAGGTTAAATAAGACACCGGGAATATTCCCATGAATTAAGGAGCAGGTTAAATAAGACACCGGGAATATTCCCATATCGCAGGACAAGCCGCTCGTCCATGGGCGCCAGACCCCGGACTTCCGCTGGCGCAACTTTCACTCGAGCGGCCATAAGCCGGCCTTCAGCTTCGACAAACAGGCCGTTGCCGGCCAGTACATAATCGTAGTAATCGCCTCGAGTACCGAATAAGCCCTCTTTTCTGTTGATCAGATATCCTGTAGGATACATTATCGCTGCCCCATCAAATCGCCGACTATGCCGTGATAGACCAGATCGAGGAGCGGATATTCTTGCTGGCCGTCCAGTTCCTCCCAGAGTTTTAATATGCTGTCCGGGTGCTTTTTAGATCGGCCGCCCAGGTTAGCCGCTTCAGAAAAAAATGAGCGGAAAAAGCTGTCGGGGATCTGGCCGACATCGGCCGGATACTGATGATTGCCCGGACACGTACTCCCGTTATCGTAGGTATTGGCCAGAGGCGCTTTATAGACCCGCTCTTTTGGGCCTGTAGGCCGTTTTGTCGCGGCGTAAACCCACGGCTGCTTGCATGGACGGCAGATGAAGATCAGACCCGGCAGTGGCAAGTTGAAGCGTTTGGGTGGCGCCGTCACCGAGGTCTGCAAGGCCAGCCGGCGGATTCCGGGCGCCACCCAGATAGCGACCGCTGGCCCGGACTGGTCGTTAGACCACCATAATGTATTCTCCGGTAGTATCCCAGAGCTGAACGGTAGTTCGCTGGCTAGTGTGTGTGCGATATCGTAACCGGAGACCAATTTAAACGTTCCCCCCGCCTTACTAAAGGTCTGCATCACGATCGCTTCACTGTAAAAATCTAGGCGCAGTTCAAGATGGTCCTTGCCGACATGCAAAGACTCAGGTAAAACCATCTTAAAGGGAGACGGTAAGCTTTGTTTATTGATCTTCTTTACCATTCGGTTCCTCTTTCAAATTATTGATTAAACGCTTATACAAATCGCCGGTAATAAACTTGATAATCTCAGTGGACCGAGCTGAGAAATCGTTTGAAAGCCATTTATCAAACGATTTCATCTCTGAATCCATCTTGAGATAGAGTGGCCAGGCGCGTGTAAGTTGGTCGACTAAATCACGGCTCCAATCAGCCTGCCGGTCGTTGTCCAACCAGATATTACCAGTCCGGTTAAAAAGCCAGTGGCACCAGAGCAAAAGGCCGGAGTACCGGTCTTTCAGGATAACCTCCAAGTCGTCTAACTGGCAGCCATATACCGGCAATTTGTTAACAAGCGACCTGGCCTCATCAACGCCTTTAATATTTTCAATAAACACTTCGCTTACCGCTACCCGGCTTCCAGTCACGTGGTCAGGGGTAACACAGATCACCTCGGCCAGTAATTGGGCTTTACCTATCCGGTAAAATTCCTCATAGTTCCACGGATTGAAACCGTGCCAATCTAATGGGATATCATCGGTCAACCTTTTGATTAATGGATTATAATTAGTGTTATTACTATCGATCGGGAAATAACGCTTAGAGAAGATTTTAGCGAACTCAACCGCTGCGGTGACCGGCTGCATTTTCAACAGGTGGTTGTACTCTTCCGGTGTGTATTCACGGACCAAGTCGTAAAGCTTAAACGTCCTGTCTAAACCATCAAATGGTTCAATGAATGAACTGAGCAGTACCGGCTGGAAGATAAAGCGGTGGCGCAAGATCAATGTGATCACTCAATATCCTCCGGCTCTTCATCATTCCATTCGGTTTCTACATATTCATCACCGTTAATCTTGTAGCCGCCTATCCATTCCAGCGCCTTGCGTGTTTCTCGTGTGGCTTTGATATAAGACTGGATTTCGATTAAGGCCAGGTTCACTTCTCCCTGCAGGTCGATCGCTTTAACTATATCCACATTGCCTTTATCGTCGACCAGCTGCGGGGCTAAGTCCATAATTCTGAAATGTTTTTCGGGGACTTTTTTAAGAATAGAGACTATTTTTTTTAAGGTTAATTCAGGCATATTTATCCCTTTGTGCCGACACGTTTTTCGAATGCATAGATAGTATCGTCGCCTTTCTTGGTTTCTTTGGTTTCTGCGTTGGACAATTCAGGAAAAAAGTTTGCCATAGACTGCCTGACTTCCTCGACGGGCAAGCTCGGGTCCGGGTCCGGGTATTCTTTGCCTTCGTATTTAAAAATGCGTGTCATGTTATTTCTTCTCCTCTATCCATCTTTGAGTATTCATCGCCAGCCATTCCGGGAGCTCGGCCCAGACGGTATCCAGGCTCCCGGAAAACAGCTTGACAGCGAAATTAGTCCCGGCCATCAACGAGACGCGTGCCCCAGCGTCGGTTTCTTCCATAGTCAACTTGCGTTTCCATTTGAGCGGGACGGCCGGGGCCGCTGCAGCCGGCTTTTTCTCAGGCGGTTTCGAGGGCTCTGGCTTTTCCTCTGATTTGGTTGCCGCCGGCGCCGGTCCGGTTTTCTCTTCTTCCTTCAGGAGAGGCAGGTCCTGAGCCTTTTCGGGTTGCGACGGGGGAACTGCTGCCGGAGCTGGTACAGCCTGCGCGTTGATCGGCGCGGTCGGTGGCGGAATCGGCGGGTGCATCGGTGGGCAATCCTCGTGATTCTTTTTAATTTGATCCTTAGCCTTCTTCTCTTTGCCCAAAATCTGCCTGACCTCTTCATCCAGGGCCGCGGTAGACATACCCTCCGCGATGACCTTCTTAACCAGCTCCTGCAGAAGACCGGGCCAGTCTTTCAAGGCAACCAGTTTTAACGCGTGGGTTTCGGTTATTTTTTGAGAAATAATTTCTTTCTGGATGTCCTTCGGCAGCTCCAGTAGCCGAATGGTGTTAGCGACCTCGCCCTGGCTGATCTTGTAGCGCTCGGCTACTTTTACCTGGGTCAGTTTAAGCTGGTCGCAGCACTCTTTATAAAAGTGGGCCTTATCGATCGGTGACAGGTCCTGTCTGATGTTGTTAGCCTCAATAACCATGTCGGCCATTTGGTCATCTGAGAGCTCCCTGACATCAAGTGGCATCTCCTCGCATTCGGGGTGATTATTTGCCGCAGCCCATTTAAACCCAGCCAGGCGGAGCCAGCCATCGCCGACCTGGTAAGAATCAGCGGTCCTTGGGTCGACGCGGCCAACTGGAGTCATGATTAAGCCGCGCTCAATAATCGATTGGCCGAATTTCGCAGCTACATCATCAGGAACATTTAACCGGCTCTCTGGCTGAAACGGATTAGGAAATATCTTGTTTATTTTTACTTTAATTACGGTCATTACTACCCTCCAGCGCTTCTATTGTCAGCTCAATGACCATTCTCTCTGACTCGGACTGGCATTTAGCCGCGCGCTTCCGCCAATACTCGACCAAGCGGGCGGCGACAGGCTCTAATTTCGGCGGGTCAGGAATACTTTCCAAAGGATTTTCTCTAGCCGACACCTTGACCGGTGGCATAAACCCGGACGTATTAGGGGCCCGGCGCGGGTACTTCCCGGTTATCCCCCACCGCTGCTTTAATTTCTGCCAGGTCGTGGTTGAGCACCATTTTTTCAGGAAGTCCCAAAGGTACATCTCCTGATAGTCTTTTAAAATTTGCTCTTTTCTCTCGTCGAACCACAGCCAGAGAGTCTTGCCGGTCGGCTTTTTGCCAGCTGACTTAGCCGGGTCGATCTGGTACTTTTTGTCAATCTTTTCCGCCGGAATAACCAGGGCCTGTACACCCGGCCGGTCTTTATAATCCGGATTACCTTTCTGAACCACGGCCATAGCCATGTCTTTACCGTCTCCGGAGTACTCCCTGATTTCCCCGCAGGGACAAATACCCCTCGTACCTTTTATCTCGAATTTATGAGCGTGTGTTTTAGGTGGTGCTGCTGTAACCATAACTCTCCTCCTCTAAATCAATACCTGCTGTGCTGGCTCTAATCGGCCCCTGGGCCTCCTGCCGGCATCAGGCGAGTACTTGACCATTAATCGTGTCACTCTGTGCACCTCGTCCTCTGTGGGCTTCTCCATCATCCTCCAGGGTCCCCGGGCCGCTCTCACATCACCCAGGTTGTAATCCAGGACCATTTTGCCAATCAACTCTGCGATGTCCGCCGGGGCCTGCTCACTGCGAGATAGAAAGCCGATACATACCTCCAAAAACTCCTGCCGTGTATACGGCGGAAACTCTGGGCGAAATGCGAATCTTGACATAAATTCCGGCGTGAATTTCTCTGTCCGGTTGCAGGCGGCGATTACCTGTGTATTTAACCGGATACCCCGCGTCTTGTTGCTTTTGGTCTCAATAATCTCCCCTGTCTCCATCAAGCCCAGCATGATCGCGCGAACATCCTTATCCATCTTGTCAGCCTCATCCATAAGTAAAACAGCAGGTTTTTGACTGAACAGGACATCAGAGAGGCCAGAGCCGGATGTGCGGCTGCCGAACGCAAGGTAGCAATATTTAGAGCCTACCGCGGTCCTGATTGACTCCAGGAATAGGGATTTAGCACAAGCGGGCGGGCCGATCATCAGGACGTGAGTTCTGTCCCGATCGTGGACTTTCTTTGAGAGCGCCTCTTTTAGATCGTCAAAACCCACTATTAAGGTCATTGCTACTAATACATCCTGTGCGTCTATTTGAAAATCATCATCCTCGACGGCTAAGGATTTGACCATTTGTATGCCTTTGTCGGTCAATTTATATTTATTAACACTTTCCGGCCCGGCCGATATCCGGGTTTTGACCTCGATAAAACCCTCACTTTTTAAGCGTATAACATCACTGCGGCTTGCCCCTACTTGGCTGCTCTCCCAGTGGCGAAACATGGCCGGTCGCCGCGGGTCTGTTTCGATTTGATAGGCACTCTTTAATATTTCAATATCCGAATTAGACATTTTGCTTTTTCCTTAGATTTGCTATTGCACTTCTCTCCCGACGGCATATTAAACAACCTCTCTTTTGGTACTTACCATCGGTATAGTAATAAGTATTAAATAAATCGTAAAGGTGCCCTTTAGGGCAATGAGTTTTTTCTCTTTGCCAAATACCAGCGTCCGAGCGAGTGACATTTTCCGTATGTGTGACAGGCTCGGTATGGAAGGGATTTACACATCTGCGATTTTTACAAAGGTGATCCAATTCATATCTATCTGGGATATTTCCCTTAAGAATTTTGTATGAGAACCTATGAGCACCAAGATATCTACGATGATCAGAAAAACGACCATAGCCGCATTTATCACATCCAGCCATCCACATCCAGCACTGGGTTGGCAATGGGCCATCTACCAGACACAATTTTTCAATGAAAAGCTGGGGTAGTAGGTGTTTATATTGTTCAAATTCGCTTGCCATCTATTTCCTTAATTGCTCCTGTATGTAATCAATTGCCCGCCATTCCTCCCATCCAATCAGGGTTTCCGTGGCTGTCTCATCAAAGGGAAACCGGTGCCATTGGTGGTATTGCCCCTCCCGATACTGCACTAACTCAATATCCTTCCAGTGTTTGCGCTGCCGCTGGTAGGGTACACCTTTTCGATACCTAACACCCTTCGACTTAGAGGTGAAGGCGCGGTATTTGTAATTTCTGGCGATCGGGTCACAGTGCGCGGTTTCTTCATCGATCTCTTTTAAAACCTCAATTGTTGTTGAATTAAGCATCTTTTAAAACCAAAGTGGGGCTAATCCTGCCTACCCGCAGGACCGCCCCACATCACTATTCAATTTCCGGCCCCTGGCTGGCCGGTTGCTGCGAAACCCCACTTGCTATATTTTTGCGGTGGCCAGGTCACCGCAGAGCAAGCTAGTAATGACAAACTTAAAAATTACTTTTTAGGACTTTTCTTACAGACCTCAAATATAATTTTTTGAAGCTCCCGCACTCGTATCTCGACAAGGGATAATCTCATACACACAGGACAAAAAACACTATTGCCTGATATCGTCCACCCTTCGGAATTCTCGTTTGTCGCGATGGGCATTTCTCGCCCACAATCCGTACATTTCACTTCATTCCCTCCCTCTTTTAAATACACCCAGCCAGTAGCTTACAATCGGCTACCACTTTCTTTGCGAGTGTGCCCTTTCGGGTGGCTGGGTTGCCATGAGAACTGTCTAGATCACCATCTTCTTAGACTTTGACCTGTTCACGCTCAATAAAGGCCATAGAGACGGTTATCGGGTCTGTTCTCAAAGCTATCTTAATCTGGCATACATACTCTTCTACTAGGGACTTTCACCCCCTCTCCTGTTGCTTCAGAGCCAGATAAAGACCTATTTAGTTGTTAACCTCCTTTAAGTTCCCCATGAGGGGCCGGGATAACCCCGGCCCCTTCTATATCCACGCCGAAGGAGCAACGGCGGGACGGGCTAAAATGGTATATCTTCAGGTTGCAATGAATCATCAATCGGTTGTTTGTCGCCATTACTTTTCTTATCCAGAAAAATAACCTGACTGGCGATAATCTCAGTCCGGTAGTGCTTTTGTCCGTCCTGACCATCCCAGGACCTGGTATGCAAACGGCCTTCAACATACACCTGAGAGCCCTTAACCAGATATTGATTACACGACTCTGCTAGTTTGTTCCAGGTCACCACGCTTATCCATTCGGTTTCTTCTTTTTGCTCACCGTTCTGGTTGTATTTCCGGTTAACAGCAACACTGAATCCAGTAACTGGAGAGCCTTGAGGGGTAAAACGCATCTCAGGGTCTTTACCAACATTGCCTATGATCAGGATCTTATTTAGACTTACCATTACAACCCTCCAGTTTTTTATTAAGGACCATTGCAATAACCTGACGTTCTTCATCCTTGATCTGATTTTTATCGGTCAAGGTTTGCATGGTCTTCTCAATCGTGTCCTCAACTGGGAGATGTAAAGAGTTATTCATCCATTTCAGGAATTCGGGGACATTGATTTCGGCTTTTTTTGCCATATCGATAATCCACTGATTTGATCCGGGTAGTTTTCCCGGCACCGGGTTAGTGGCCGGCGGAGATATTGATGGCTGAGATTGTCGATTCTGTTGATTCTTTCCGTCAAATATTCCGAAATACACGTCCGCACCGACGCCGATCATTTTCAGTGCTGTCCCCAGAGCATCCGTGATTGCCATTTTGTATGCTTCATCGTTAGCATGCAGACCGCCTTTTTCCATTTCCAGTAGCATGTTCCCGCCAATTCCTGGTATAGGTTGGCTCCAAGTGTCTCCGTCCTTGAAATAGACGTTCACTTGTG